CCTCAAAACCGGAATAACCTGAACATTCACAGGGAATGCTGGAGGCCATACTTCGCAAGGAACATCACAAGCACTACTGACATCGCGCACAAAACGTAGACTATAATCCATCCATTCCTGAGGAACGGTCAAAAACAGAGGAACAGGTTCAATCACTTCCAAAGAATCAAAATAGGCTTCATATCTCAACTGAATGTCAATACTTACCCCATAAAGCTTCTCCACAAGCAATCTTGTCCCCATCCCTACAGGGCGGCAAAGCTCAGGTCTCCCTTGCTTAAATGCAGCTAGAAGCATCTCTCTCTTATAAAGATCCAAATGCTCCAAGGCTTTACGAGCATCATACCCGCTAGTTAAGCGGAGATATGCCCTAGCCATGGCCGAAATGATTGGTGTAGCTTGATATTGATAACCATAAGACCAGGCCTTAGCCCTTAACAGCCCGAGATGAAGACTTTTCCTAGCATTTACATACTTAGAAGGTATCCATCCCAAACCAGCAAGGACATAAGCCGGATCGGTCACAACAACCTGCTCATCAATGTCAAAAACCTGCCCACAAAAAGAAGTTGTCTCGAGCGTGTCATGTAATTCAAGTTTGATATCAAAACCCAACCTAGCATAATCAGAGGCCTGGGGAGGCTTGCAACTATACCAAGTTAGACCATCATCACCCTCAAAAACACCCAAGAAATTCTTATTCCCAAGCAGTTTTGCCATAAAACGGGCAGCTAACCAATTCATAAGACCATTCCCTGACGATGTAATCGATTCACCAGACATACGTACGGACTCACCTTTAACGGAGAAGTGTTTATTAGAAGTTTTATACTGATCAGTGCATGATCTTCTAAAATTTCTAACAAACTCTTCCTTCCTAGGGTGATTCTTATACATATGCTCGATCCAAGCTATCTCAAAAGCCTCCTTATGACGTTTAGTAAAAGAAGCTTCAAAATAAGAGTAGTCTGTAGTAACAAAATGACCTCCTTCAACATTAAACATACGTTTGATGTACGCAGGCCTATCACAAACAGCAATCTTCTTAATAAATGAAGGTCGAGAAAACAAATCAGATTCCATCGGCTCCAACAGAGTACCAAAGTAAACTTTAGCAGCATCCGAAGGACCATTAATAGCTCGTCCATGTTTAAAAGCAGGATATGACTCCTCCTTCATAAACATTTTAAAATCATACAATTTTTCGTTAGAGAAACATTCCTGGGCCTTATACCATTCGGCCAGCTTCTCTTTCCTTTCAGAATCAGTATATGGTCTCCTTTTAATCCATTCTTCGGGATTAAATTCAAAACCAGGAGACAACGGTACAAATTCAGTTTCCAGAGTTGACTTAACAAAAGCCTCAAATTGAGGCCATAATGTTTCGTCAATAACAGGACATTGATGACTAAAACGGGCTTGGCAACCAACAAAAAGTGAAACTGAACAGGTTACATCACAATGAGGCAATGCTGCCCCATCGAGATGACACCCGACTGAACACAAAATTGGCTTCCTAATAGAGGGATTAACAACATGCAAGCTAGAAAACTTGATCTCAGATTTCAACGGTCCGATATGTTTCAAAGGAACTTCCCCCACCCTATAAGGAAACATTACTGTTTTCCATCGGGTGGGGTTGGTCGAAAAAGATCATAAGCTGTGCTCTTATTGCGATTTAGCGCTATCTCAAACAAGGCCAATTCTTCAGTATTCTGGATACTTAACTTATCAGATGGTGAGTTAACAAAATGTGCTGAAGCTGAAGATCGGGAAAGTCTTGAACGAATATCGGCTACTTGACCACTGGTAACAGCAACCTTAGCAGACCTAAATTCATGAAGAATACCCAACTCAACTACCAATACCCTCTCCTTCTTTAATAAAGTAGTTCCCCGGAAACTAGAAGAATTAGCCAATTTGACCACAGAGTCCCAGTCCCCTTCAAAGAAATAATCCTTAAAGAGATCCCAGACATCCTTGGCTGAATAGACACAAACCGGCACCTGAACTAATTGTGAGCCCAAAACCGCTGTTCCAATTCTCAATCCAACTGGTCTTTGTTCAAAACCAACGTCAGGAAGATGATTAATGGAACCTGCGACATCAGGAAAATCAACCTCAGTCAAAACAAGATTAGTGGTTTTTAAACCAAAAACCCAGTTAACAAAAGTATCAACACAAATAGAGGTGCTAGCAACAAAAGCATTTCCTGAGCCAGAAATGGGCACATATTTCTTCTTGTTCTTATTATGGACTTCGATCTCCGATGCTTTCGAAAATGCTTGGTCTGTAAAGTAAGCCTTTAAATCAGCTTTCTTATTGGACTTAGCAACAAAAACCTCAGGTACATTAGGATCCTGCAGACCAAACAAACCGTGAATAGTATTAAAACTACACAGATGTAAAGTCGACGGGATACAATTTCCAAAATCCATAACAAAAGTACCATCATCCTTCTTAAAATAGGAAGGTTGAAGAACAAATTTTTCCGGAACGGGTCTTAAACCAGTAACCTTGAGATTTACCTCACGGAAATTTAATTTAAAAAACCCAGGATTTGCTCTAAAATAACCCAACCTAAAGTCTTCTTTATGCTTAATAGTAAACATAACTGAATGGACCATAGACATTCTGAGGGGAATAAGGTTATCTGGTGCTTCTGGAACAAGAAAAGTGTCCAAATCCTCAATATTAACCAAGACAAAATCGTCATCAATGTTCTCAATAATGGGAACTTCAACATCAACTCGACCTGGCAGCTCAATGTCCGGCAAGTCACCCTCACGGATGCCATTGCCCACCTGAACAAATTGAGGATTCTCTGCCGGGATATCACCATGAACTAGTTCAGCCAAGAACAGTTCCTGATTATCCTCCGGCGGCTCGCCCTCACCCCCGATCACAGGCTCGGGGGTACGATTCCTAATCCGATTCAGACCAGCATCTAATGCCGCCCCGTTATCAGGATCAGGAACTGGGACTTCCCCTGGTTGCCCAGGAGGCTC